ATCCCCAGGATTGACCAAGATCGGGCATGGGTCTGGGGAACACTTCAAAACGACAGTCACCTGATCGCCGAGCGTTCGCTGCAACAGCTTGCTCGTGTCCGTGACGCGATCATTGAGGTCGGCACGCTCCAGCTCAACCCCACGCCGGCGCGAAAAGGAGAGCAGACGGCGGTTGAGGCTGGCACCCATCTCGATCGCGTCCAGCGCACGTTGGGCAGCCTCGCGGGTTTTCTCATCACTGCTGCGCAGACTAACCACGTCGAGTTGGGACGAGATGGCCGCCAGAACATTGTTGAAGTCGTGCGCCATGCCGCCGGCGAGCTGACCAATGGCCTCCATGCGCTTAGCTTCAACGAGAGCAGCTTGTGCTTCCACACGCAGCGCCGTCTCATGCTCGGCCTTGGAAAGGGCCCCAACAAGAGCCCGGTTTGCGTTTTGCCGTTCGACCGCCGTGCGGTAGAGCGTGTCCTGCAGCTCGATGATCTCGGGCGGCCCCGCATCGATTGGCTTGGAAGGTTCCACGGAGATACCGGCAGACGCCTGGCGCAGCTGGCCAATTGGTCGGGTTATTTGTCTGGCCAGTGCGAGGGCAAATAGAATGCTTGCAACAGAGAGGCCGGCACCCAGGAATGCCGCCCAACGCACTGTGTTCCAAATCTCTACCTGCATCTCCGCCCTCCTTACCGCGACCCCGACGGACCAGTTGGCTATGGAGGGATGGACATTGGCGCGGAGGAGCGGGTCACCCTCTAGGGAGGTATACTCGAAAATACCTGTTCGTTCTCTTATCTCGCGCCACCCTTGAACGGCGAGTTGACCGATCTTAGCGGTGCCCTGCGGCACACGAGCTATGAATCGGCCCTGGCCATCGATGATGCCCACGAGCCAGTGGCTCGGGATATCGCGGACGCTTAAGAGGGGAAGGAATTCTCGTGCTCTGATGACAACGGCCAGCCCCCGAAAGGGCTGCCCGTCCTTGAGGATTGGGACTTCAATGGTGACGACCCAATCCTGCGCGATAGCCCCTCTCAAGACATCAGAGACGACAATCGAGCCCGTCACTAATGCGCGTTTTTGAGCCTCCAGGCCAAGTGGATTTCGGCGTGGTAGAGGCTCGCCTGGTTGCGCGAGAGTGTTCAAGATCTGCTGGCCATTCACATCGAAGACGGCAATCCAGGCATCTCCGCCTGCTGGGAATGCACGGCGTGCCTCGGCTTCGAACGCGTCAAGCTTTTCATCAAGCACGTTCGGCGAACGTGCCAGCGATTCCCCCAATGCAATGTACTTCTCAAGCTTGGCATCAACGCCGGCCGCGATCGAACGGGCTGTGTAGAGGAGGCTTGTGCGTTGTGCGTCGCTAACCTGATCGGCAAGCCTCCAGATCCCTCCAAGGATGAGGAGATTGAGTGGGAGTGCCAAGGCAAGCACGAGTAGACCCAGGCGCCAGCGGATGCTCAAGCGACTGAATGAAGCCTTCGCCGTTACTGCTATGCGCCACCACAGCGGCCAGCGTTGTTCCGCTTTGAGCTTCCGATCCATTCTTCACCCCTGCCGTTCTGTTTCGAAGCTCCCGTCGCACCTCCGCTACGCACGGTAGAATTTCATTCTAGTTGGTGTGGGCGGGCCTCGTCAGGGACCTCGCCCGCCGCCCTCCTGGTCGGTTAAAATGCCGGCGCCGCACTCGCGAACTCACTGGCGCGGAAGTCAAAGCGAAAGTGCAGCGCGCAGGGCCGCCAACAACCGAGGTCCATTGAACGGCTTCGGCAGGACGGCAACGACCTTTTTCGTCAGCTCCGGCAGCACTGCGTAGCCCGTGACGACCACGACGCGAGCCCCCTGATCGATCAGGTGGTCGATCAGGCCGTAGGCCGTTTCGCCCTTGAGATTGATGTCGACGACGGCAAGGTCCGGCTTCTGCTCGGCCGCCAGCCGGAGCGCATTAGTTGTTGTGGAGACCGGCCCGCTCACTTGCGCGCCATCGGCCTCCAGAAGCGACTTCAGCGCGTTAGCAACATACCATTGATCCTCCACAACGAGGACACGGACGCCCTTCAGGTCAGCGCGCGGCGGTTCGCCCACTCCCCCAGTGTTTGAGGTTGCCAAAGGGATGCCTCCCAGGAAGACCCCGTGCGCTTCAATCTAGGAAACAGTGCCAGTGTTCCCGTCCCCAATTTGGGGGATACGTAAGTGACCGATGCGGAGCCGGGAGTTTGCCTCAGCAGTTCGAGGTCCCGACGCACGAGAGCGTCGCATACACCTGGGGTGTTGCCGCCCCCCTTAAGGCTCCTGCCGATCAAAGCTCCCGTAGTCGCGCTTGAACTCCTGCCAGCTGGGACGCTGCCGCTATTGGTGGAACCAGGCGAAACGCAGTGGAACGCGGTGCGACTAGTCAGAGTAGATGGGCCTGGCGAAGCTTGACGGTCATCGGCTGTTCCCCCCGCTCTGGCGGCGCCACTTCGCCTTCATCGAGGAAAAACCAAGGTTGGCGAACTTCGGCAGGTCCTTGACCGGACGCCGCTGCCGCTCGACGCCACCCCTGACCTTCAGCTCCGGATCGAGGATGCGCGCAATGCAATCGAGCATGTCATCATGCCGGCCCACGGGGAATGCGCAGTACTCCTCCTCGACGAACACCCGCACCAAATCAACCGTCGTCTTGTCGTACAGCGTCCGGTGCATCGACCTCGGAAGCAGAACCTTGCCATTCTCAAACAGCGGCACAAGTCTCCGGATGCGATCCACCTTCGGCGTGGAACCCCCAAGCTCGATGACGCGAAAGTCGAAGTTGGTGAGGTTCTGCTCGCGCCGGATATGCTCCGTGTCGCCCATAAGGCCATACTTTTCGAAGCCAACAGAGATCGGCCGCCACCGCTTCACCAAATCAAAGAGCGCCGCCGTGCGTTCGGTCAGGTTGAGCCTATCTCGAACCATATCAAGCACGCGGTAGACCCCGTCTGAGCCGACCCCGATCACTGCCATCGCAGTCCAATCAGCGCTCGCCTTCTTGGAACTGGCCGCATCGACCAAGATGTAAATGTTCAAGCCGGTGCCGTGCGGCGAGCCGTCGATGTACCGCAGCCACTCGCGCTTGAACCCCATGGATGTGTCGCCTGAGGGATTCAGAAGCATCTGCGCGGCAAACACATAGGGCCCCTGCACCTGGCGCTTCAGGCGCAGGACCTCGGGAGACATGAGCACGCAGTTCCCGGGCAGATCGAAGTTGTCCGTCCCATCCTTGGTGCACGTATGCACGCGGGCCTTGAGCGCACCGGTGGACAGCATCGCCTCGTAACTGTCACCGAAACTGTAGCGCGTGCCGTACACCCGGATGGCGCCGCCTACCGAACCCAAGTTGTCGGAAAGCTGGAACGCCTCGGTCGTCTTGGCGATCATCTCAGGCGTCGAGACGCTGGCCAGAGTGACCACGTCATCATAGACGCGGACGCGGAAATGGCGTCCTGTCGGCATGCCATCAACAAGTCCCCACGCCTCAAGGCCGCTCTCCTTGGGATTGCCTTCACGCTTCCAGACCAGCCCATCGTCCTCGGACCACTTGCTGGCCTGCTGGCTGGGGTTCTCCCAGAATATCTCGGGGTACAAGCCCTTCAGCACAGAGTTGACCTCCATCTCGCGCTTCAGTTGGCGCAAGAACGCCTTCGCTATCGGTCGCGTGTGCGAGAAGATGCCGATCGTTACCTCAGGGTCGTTGATGATGTGGAGCAGCGTCAGGCCGAACGTTCCGCAGCTCGACTTGCCGTGCTCTCTCGCCCAGAGGTCGCAGTAGCCATCAGGCTCCGCTTGGAGCTCGCGGCACCGGTCGAAGAAGAACTGATGGTGCAAGTCGGGACGATTGCACACGTACCTGAGCAGGAAGAACAGGTCCGTACGGCAGAGTACCGCATCCTGTCGACACGCTCCGCCTCGGAGCACTCGTCGAGCGCTTTGATCAGCGCGTCGTATTGATCGAGCGACGCAACGTCGGGGGTCGCGAACTTCACGCCGCGTTCTCCTCATCCTTGTCGGGGATCGGCGTCAGCGCGATCACGTTCGGCGAACCAGCAATTGCACGAGTGATCCAGGCCTTTGTCACCTGCTCGGCCTCGGGCTCCGGCTGGCCTGGGCGGATGGTCTGGTCGATCGTGACCCGATCGGCATAGCGGGGCGAGTCCTTGCCGGCTAGCCAGCGCAACTGGTCGCAGACGGCCTTGCCGACCTGATAGTCCACCTCGCCCTTGAGCATCTCCCGCACGGTCTTCGCGATACCGTCGACGCGGATGTCCGCGCGCACGTCCTTGGCGATGGCAAAGGCCGTCGCGAACTCATCGATCTCAGCCCGCCAGCGTGCGATGTCTCTGACTGCGGGATAGCCCGGCATGTTGCAGATGTCGGTGAGCGTCTCGCCCTCGGCGATGAGGTCACATACCTGCCGAGCCAGTTCGGGCGTGTATTCGACTGGCGGCCTGCGCACCTTCTTCTCCTTGGCGCCAGGCTTCCCCGCAGCCTTCTCATTGCGGGCCTTCGCCGCGCAATCCCGGCACGAGCGCTGCCTCCCGATGAAGTCCGTGATGGGTTTCTCGGCTTCGCAGGTGGCACACGTCTTCGTTGGGAGGTCAGTCGGCATGCCGGATGCTGCGGGTACCTGTTCAGGGGCCGGTGCGCTTGGCTCGGGCGGTGCCGCTGGGGCGGTGTCGAGTTCGTTGCTCACGCCTGGGCCCTCCATTCCCCAACTGCGGAGGCCAGGGGCGGCAGGGTGGGCGTTGAGGGTGCCGTTACTTGAGGGGCAGCAGCCTTCGGAACAAAGGCCTTGAGCTTGGCGCGGGCAAAGTCGTCGAGCGCCGGGATGCTATGCAG